TTCTATATCCATCAGGATCTGCCAGTAACCAAAGTGCTTCAGCAATTAAGTCATGTCTAGGTTCTACATATTGGTACTTTTCTAGTAAGTGGCCTAATAAGTTTGTAGGTTTACCTGACATAGAAGGATAACTAGGTTGAACTAAGCCTGTATATAAAAGACCTTGTGTCTTTTTATCTAACTTAACATCTCCAAGTTGACCTACAGATAATGTATTATATACATCATCCATATAAGCTTTTGCTGCATTTTCTTGTTGACTCTTCATCTCCTCTTGTTTAGCTAGTTGTCTAGAAACAATTTCTTCTTGCATTCTATCTAATTTAGGTTTAAATTGATTAGCTTTCTTTTCTAGCTTTTCAATGTCCCTCCAAGTTTCTATTTCTTCTTCTATTTCTTCAGCATCACCAAAATTAGTAGCAGTTAAGTATTGTCTTGCAATTTCAGCTTGATGTTGTTCATTAGAAGGATCAAGTTCTCTTACCTCTTCAACATGAGATAAAGTTCTAAATAAGCTTTTCATATCAGTTCCTCCATCTGCTACATATTTTGCAGCTATCTGAAGTTCTTGAGGAAGAGCTTGAAAAAATTCTTTAGGTGTATCCTGTCTAATTTTATCTTCTCTTTGTTGAAAGTTTGCTTCAAATAATTCTCTAAAATCTTTTGCTGAATAATCATCTATAGATTTATCATCATCAAATGGCATTAAAGAACCTTCATCAATCATCTTAGATGCTAAATCAGCAAGACCACTTTTATCAAGCTTAGGTCTCCCTTTACCTTCAGCATCTTCTTCTTGAGATATAAGATCATTAAGTTCAGCAATTGCTTCTTCTGTCTGTTCTGCTATTGTTTCCTCTGATACAGGTTTTTTTTCTGTTTCAGTTTTTGTTTCTGCAGGTTTGTCAATGAACTCTGTGTCAAAGGGCTTTTCAGTCGCTAAGACATTTGTTGGTTTTTCAATTTCTTCTTCTTCTGCTGGTAGCATTACATTGTTTGCATCTGGGCTTGCTCCAAAAATTGCATCAATATCTACATCTACCTGACCTACCGTTGTAGTATCTTGTGTTTCCACATTGTTGGTTTCTTCACTCATTTTGTTGGTTTTAAATTACTGTTACTATTAATATACAAATTAACTTTAAAATAAACTTAAGAAATTTAAAAATTTATAATAAAAAATGACACTATATGGCTAACTTTTCCTTTTAGTTATTTTTATTCTTTTTCTTTTCCAGATTTACCTTTATCAAATTGATTTTTATTTTCTCTAGCAATTTGTAATTGAGTTTCTGCTACATCTTTTTGAACTTGTATTTTTTCTCTTTCTATAGAATTCTTTTCACTATTTTGAACTTGCTTAGTATTTTCTTTTTCTCTTGCCATTTGAGTTTGAGTTCTATACTGTTCTGTTTTTTTAATATCAGACATAGCATCTTTATAATCACTCATTTGATTTTGATTTATATCAGCCATGGAACCGTAACCAGCTGCTTTAATTTCTGCAACAAGAATATCTTTTTGTCTATCCTTATCATCTTTCCCTTCTTCATACTGTCTTTTAAGCTTTTCTTCTTCAGCTTTAGCTTGTATTTGCTGTTGTTGCATTTGCTGTTGTTGTTGCATCTCAGCTTGCTTTTGCTCTTCTTGTCTTTGTTCTGTAGACTTAAGAACACTATTTAGTTCAGCAATAGAATCAGATTGAATAACTTTACCTAGGTCATATATTGAAGCTCCTGTAGTATTATTACTCATGGCCATTTGTTTAAGTTGTTCTAAGACGGCTCTATGATTAGCAGTAGTACTTGAGAAAATATTTAAATCTCTCATTAATAAATCAGTACCGTTAATCTCAAAATTAACTTTCTCAGCAGCTGTAGTAATATAAGTTAATCTTGAAGATGGTTTAGTAGACTGATAATACTGAGCCAAATCAGTTCTCATCTGATGAACCCTTGGCATAAGATAATCACAGTGTTGCATAAAGAATATTTCTGTTTGAGCATATGAGGCACTTACAGCTTGTTCTACACCTGTTGCTGTAGACTGTGCTATCTGTTGCCCCATTCTTTGTGGATTAACTCCTACTACATCATAAGCTTGTTGTTTAAAATGATTACCAAGTTGAATTCTTGACATTAATCTATTAGTCTGAGAAAGATCTAATTTTTGGAAATGCTGAAAGTTTAATGCATTTTCTGTATTTGTAATAGAAGTATCTAAAGGTAACATTCCAAAATCTTTCATAGCTACATAAGCTTTAGCTAGATTACCCTTACCCCAATCCTCTCCTAGTGAATGTCTAGGTAGAGTATTCTGATCTAACATTATTATAGTACCTAATTCATCAACAAGTATATCAGCTATTTGATTATTTACAATATTATAACCTATTTGATAAGGTTTCATTAAATCTATTAATGCAGTAGACTTTGTATTTCTATCTGAAAATACAGCACCTTCTACAGGGAGTTTACAACCATACAATGAAGAATCACCTTTAAACTGAAACTTAAGAGGACCCATTTCTTTTTTATCTATCCCTATATAAATAGGATTTATTCCTTCAGGATTATTCATACCCCAATAGCTAGGAATATTGGGACCAATTTTAACACCACCCCACACTTCATTAATCCATATCCAGTCTATATGTTCACCGTATATAAGATTATCTTTAGTTTTATTTTTAAATAATCTAGTGTCATACTGAGGTTTATCTATAACTTTATATGCTTCAGTAATAATTTCATTTATAACTTCACCATTTTCTTTTACTTTAGTAAGGTGACCTACTTTTCTTTGTGACTTCCAGTACGTTGTAGTGACTCTTAATAAATCATTTGTTCCGTCTACATAATATTCTTGTCCTTGTAAAAGTAATTTATCAATAACATCATCTCCATACATAGCTTCAGAAGAAGCTAAGGATCTCCATGCTAAAGACGGCATATTTACATTAGATTCATATGACTTAGTTGCATCATAAAAAGTTCCATCATTCTGATAACCTGTCATATTATAGCCTACTGCTTTCATAGGATAGACAGCTTCTAGTGTTTCTAATTGTTTTTCTGACATAAGATAACCATACTTGTCAACTACATCAGCACCTGTCATCATATCAATTTTACCTACCCAGTTGCCTTGAGATATATATCTAACATCAGGAGATTTATGATAAAATGTAACAACGGGATTCCATAACTCTACCTCATAGTCATCCTCCATCATCTTCATATGCCAAAATTCTCTATCTGTAATTAACATATCACGGAACCCTCTTTCTTCAAGTTCATCTAACTTAAATCTTTCAACATCTACTTCATGTTGATGAGAAGCCCATTGTTCTACCATAGATCTATAATCTTTTTTAAAGAATGTCTCAATTTCTGGTAATTTTTTAAGAGCCTCTGGAGCAAGTTGTTCTTGAGCTTCCGGAGAATTAGGATCTAATCCTTGTTCTAATAAAGCTGTTCCAATTTTAACTTGAGCATCTTTCATTAAAACATCTTCAACAGCTTGTCTTTTTTGTTCAAGCATTTCATTATATGAAACATCGTCTACAGCTCTATAAGTAAGTTTAGTTGCTCTCTTTGCAAATTCTGCAACAAGTACATTTACTACATTTGGAATAATAGGATAAAACTTTAACTCTAATGCTGTAGTATCCTCTTTAGTAAGCATGTCAATAATATCTGCATACTCATTATCTTGCTCAACTATATAGTCTGTTTTATCTATAATACCTTTTGCAAGCTTATAATTTTTAGAAAACCTTCTTGCATTTCTTTTTATTTGTTTTAGACCGTTCCATTCTAACCAGTCCATATTCCATGATGCCCATTCTCCATCTTTATCTCTAGAAGATAAAAACTGTAAAGGCTGGGTTATATTACCTATTCTGTTGTGTTCTGCTTTAGCTCCATTTTTGAGCTGCATTGCGTTGAGGACCTGCATATTATTATTTTAAATTTTTAAAAGCTGACTTCTTAAAAACCTTGCCATTAACCATTCTTCCTCTTCCCATATTACGAAAAGGACTATATTTTAATTTAAATAAATTATCTGACTTTTGCAAGTTTTTATTGACATCATCTGTGATAGTTCTTTTATTATAACCTCTATTAGAATTTTGAATTGTCATAAAGGCAATCAATGCTGTAAATGCTATTAAACGGTCAACATTAACTCCTGGTTGATATTCTCTCATTTCTTTTAAAAGCATTGGATCTGGTATTCTTTCTACACCATATTTAGTTTTTACTATTGTACCATCAGGTTTTGTTTCTACATCTAACTCTTCTCTTAAGTACTCAATTGAATAATTAAGTAAGTGACCTTTGAAAAGAGTTCCTGTATTTCTCCAACCATATTCTTGAAATACATTAATGTTAGAACCTAACTCTTTAAGAAATAGTATTTGACTCTTTGGTACTAAATACTTTTGTTTCTTTTGTGATATCATGTACTGAATAAATAAAGATATATTATTCTCTATTACTGTCCAGGCATTATACCACTCTATAATCATTTCAAGCTTTTGATGGGTTTTCTTTAAATCATTAAACCTGCCACACCATGCTGCTACAATTTTATCAGGTTCTATATAACTTTCATGTTCTACATCATTAAGTTTAGTTACTTCTACAGGAGCTTTCATAACATAGATAGAACATAAAGATTCTGAGGTTGTAGTTTTACCTGCTGAAACAGGGTCAATAGAAGCATAGTAAGTTCCAAAGTTAGGATCTTTAATAGGTCTTTCCCATACTACTAGTGCACCTTCTTTATTCTCAGATCTTTTAGATATAGGAAATTCTTTAATAGGTTGTTTATTAGTTTCTTTAGCTTTTATACTAAACTTTTCATCACGGGATAGTTCTAATAATTCATACGCATACTCTTTTTCTTCTATTCTTTTTAACTGAGCAGCTACTAAGTTAGGAGGAAAGAGTGATTCTTTTCTATATGCAAATGCTTCTTCTATGTTTCTAGGATGCTGAGAAATTCTTAATTGATACTGTTCAGGACTAAGCTCTTTCTTCCATTTTTCAAATTGCTCATTTAAAGCT